ATCATCTCAGGTGGTGGAATGCAATCATCAAGCATTGATAATTCAAGACGAATGTTCAATTTTGGTGACAGAGTTGCTGAACTCGCTCCAAAGCAGTCTCCTTTCTTCACATATTTGTCTAAAGTGGCAAAAAAGCCAACAGATGATCCTGTTTTTAAATTTTTAGAACAGCGTCATCAGTGGCAAAGACGAAATTTTGAAGCAAGGGCTGCAAAAACAACATCAGCACATAGTGGAAGTGATGCAAACTTCAACTTAACTAACCTACAACTTGACTGTCTTTATGATAAGTACGGAAGAGTTGTTTCAACTGCTACTCAACCAAACTTCTTGTTAGAGAATCAAATGATTGTTATTGATTGTGAATATGATGCTAACGGTTCAGATGCTGGTGTAGGTAGCGAAACTGCAGCTAAAGCTTATTATAAAATAAACGCTGCTCCAGACTTAACAGCTAACGCTGCTTATGCTGAAGTAGATGCAACTTTTATTAAGCTTGTATATTTACCAGACGGTTCAAACTCTGGACAGATTACACCTGGATCAAGCTCGAAGATTATTATTCGTGCTGATGGAAAAGGACAAGTAATTGGTTCAGCGTTTGCTGAAGGTTCAACTGATCCAGAAGGTTGGAAGGACGAGTTCTACGATAGAGAAGGATACACTCAAATTTTTAAGAATGCTATCTCTCTCTTTAGCGGAACTTCACTTGCAACTCGTTATAGAGGTGTTTCAAATGAGTACCAAAGAACTTGGCAGACAAAGCTCATGGAACACAAGATGGATATAGAACATGCTATGCTATTTGGAGTAGGGGCAGATGACTCTACTGCAACTGGTCCAGTAAGAAGAACATGGGGTATTATTCCTTACACTGAGTATTATGGTAAGATTAAGACCTTTACTTATGCTAATTCTAGTTACGATGACTTCATTGATGCAATGGAAGATGTATTCTCACCTGAATCAGGCAATAGCGGGCAGAAGCTTGTTATGTGTTCACGTAGAGTACTGTCGTTCTTTAATAAGTTAGGTTCAAGCTCTTTCTTAGGCAATACAATGGCACTTGGACATACTGCTACAAGTAGTGGTGGTTCAAATGGTTACACCATGGACATTCAAAACATTCAAGGTCAGTTCGGTCACTTGGTCACTAAAGTTAATACTTTATATGGTGACTTACACTTGGTCGAGCAACCCTTGTTAAGAGGAATGTGGGAAAACTATGCTATTATGGTTGATTTAAAGAACGTAGCATATCGTCCATTAGCAGCTAATGGGGTATCTCGTGATACTCAGATTATCACTAATGTACAGAATAATAATGTTGACGGAAGGAAAGATATCGTCATGACCGAAGCAGGTCTTGAGATACAACTACCTGAAACTCACACCTTGTTAAAGTTCTCATAATAAAGTAATTTAGGGGGGCGTAAGCCCCCCCCTTTACTTAGGAGAAAAAATGAAGATAATAACCAGCAATGATATTGGTGGACCTTGGAACTCAGGGAAAGAGCAGGTAAACAACAATAGCAGACGCAAACAAAACACCGACAAGAAAACTAAAAAAACAAAAAAATGAATATAGTCGTTGCAAGAGTAATAGTAAGTGCTATGAAAAAAGGCAAAGTAGGTAAAGAAGTCATAGCTCATTATGCTAAAAAATTAAAGTTAACTGAAACTGCTGCTAAAAGAGAAGCAAGCAAACTAGTTAAAAAGGCACCTAAGCCAAAAGAAATGAGTCGAAGAGAAATGATGATTAGGACTAGACGAGGGCAAATAACATAATGGCATTTGTAGACGAAGTAGGATATTATGCTGGCTCAACCACTAATAAGAACACAGAGATATCAAAGTTCTTAGCTAATGGTGTGCAATGGGTTATTGCTAGAATAGAAAAAACTAATCCAGATATGTTACCTTTGTTTGCATCTCTACAAACATTAAATGATTCTACACCAACACTAACGTTAAATACTAATTATAAAATTATAGATATAGTTAGAAGAAATGGCAATGCGGTTAATGGTGAAGAATTAAAATGTAGTCCAATAAATGCTGCGTTTAGAAGCAATGCTAAAAATACTGATAGTATTTATTTTGCTAGTAAAAACTCTCCAGTATATTATATTGACAATAGAGTGCTTAATGTACTCCCTGTACCAAACAATGATGAAATTGTAAAAATAAGTATAGTATTGCCTGATACATCAGTAGCACATAGTGATAGTACTATAGATAATTTTCCATCTGAAATGTATCATGCAGTAGTTTTATATGCTGCTGGTCAATTAATACATAATAAAATGGCAACTATGAACTCATCATTGCCTACTGATCTAGATGCAGATACAACCCTATTTGATGCTATAGGTGATTTAAATACATCGTTATCAATGGGTAGTGTTACTGTTCCTGCAGCTTTTAACGATAGTAATGTTGGCGATGTACCTACCTTAGCTATTAGCACATCTCATAATTCTGAATATTTAGATGCATTAGCTAAAGCTAAACATTTAATAGATAAATCTGGAAGCATAGGAGATGATTCTACGGTAACTAGTGTGCAAGGATGGTTAGCTGATGAAGATGATGAAATGGTTGCAGCTACATTAAGCACAGCAGGGCAAGAACTACAAAGAGCATCTAGTTATCTTTCTAAGTTTCAAGCAGATATTAATAAAGAAGTTCAAGACTTTACTTCTAGAATGCAGACCTATCAAGCTAAGGTAGCTGAAGAGTCTGCTAAATCTAATATTGATACAACAAGGTTTCAAACAGAATTAAGTTTTCAAACAGCTAGAGCTAACGAAACATTAGCTGAGTTTAACGCTAACTTGCAAAAAAAGCTTAGTCTTTATACAACTCTTATCAGTAAATTGACCACAGATTACCAATGGTTACAAGGTCAGTATGTTGCTGTAAAACAAGAACTAGCTGATTTTATGGCTCCTTATACTAGTCAAGGTATCCTAGATAGCACAGTAGAAGGAGTTAAGAAATGAAGCTTAAAGAAATGGTTGAACTTGTACAACAACATCATCCTGAGCTAGGTGTAACTGAAATAGTCAAGTTATTAAATACAGCACAAGAGGAATACAGCCAAAGAACAAGAATGCTCGAAAGAGCTACGCAGTTTGATTTAGATGGTAATAGCGGACAAAGATACTACGCATTAGATGAGTCAATTCTTGAAATAAAATCTGTTGATATGGAAGGTGCTGATGGTACTACTAACCATGTCAATATACCTAAATTAATTGGTAGACCTGTAAGAAGGGACTTGACTTAATGCCTTACGTAGATAACTATAATAAAAGATATGCAACTCATAAATGGACATGGTGGACTGAAAGAGATGCTATTGGTATAGCTAAGTATGATCCTACTGCAGAACAATTTTATTCACCTACTGCAGAAAATCATGGCAAGAAAATAACTTTATTTTATTATAAGAAAGCTACAAAGTTTACAGAACCTAACGATAATAACTTTTCTTGGACAGCAGAAAGTGAGTTTCCAGGACAGTTCCATGATTATTTAGTTGCAAAGGCTATTGCACTAGGATATGAAAAGAAACCTAATCAATTAGATGTAGCTACTTATTTTCATAGTAAGTTTGAAAAAGGCGTTAGAGAAGGTAGGAACTATGCCTATAGAGCTAGAGCTGGCACTGTTAAATATATTAAACCAGTGGACTTTTAATGAGTATTAATACTAGAGCGTTTGATTGGTCAGTTAATAACTTTGGATTAGCTGAGTGGGATGATATATCCTTTGCATTTAGTGAACTTACTGATGGTCAATATTTTAATTCATTTACTGCTGACAACTTTACACCACAAGATGCACCTGATGATTTTAATTTTACTGCATCAACTAGACCTAGTGCTCCTACATTAACTGGTGTAAGCAATATATCCGCACCTACTTATTCAGCAATAACTGTAGGCTCTGAAAACTTTACAGATACAAGTATTGCGTCTGTAACATTTAACGAAGTAATTATATCAGGAGAATGATAATGGGAGGTACTTTATCAGCTCCAAATAAAATTAAAGATGTATATACTAAGCTTGTTTTTAAAAAAGATGATGGTAACTTATACATAGACAACGGAAGTGCAGACCAACTAATACAGAATCTGCCAATACAAGGAGTGACGACAGGTACGTCAGTTCCAACTTCTGGTGTCAGTGAAGGAGACCTTCACTATGATTCAGATGACGATGTGTTCTACGTAAGAGATGAAGATTCTTGGAACGAAGTTCTCGTTGCAGGACGTTCTACTCTTAATGGTGGAACTTTTACATAATAGGAGATAAGCATGGCTAATACCATTCAGATAAAACGCCATAGTAGCAATACTGATACAAGTGCACCTAGTTCTTTATTAAGTGGTGAACTTGCATTAAGTCAAGCTGGTAAAAAACTGTATGTAGGCCGACATAACAATAGCAGCGTTGAGGTATTTCATTTACCTACCTTGCAAGATATTACCTATGGTAATGGTGTAAGCGGTACAGTAGCTTCAGGTAGTGATGATAACTCAGTAACAGTAGCAGTAGATGTAACTGATTCTAATATATTTGGCAGTACAAGTGCCAAAGGTATAGCTCAGTTTAATTCAGATAACTTTGCTGTAACCTCTGGAGTAGTTACTATAAAAGATAATGGTGTAATACTTGGCACAGAAACAACTGGCAACTATGTAGCTAGTTTAGTTGCTGGTACTGGTATTGCATTAACAAATAATTCAGGAGAAGGTGCTACACCTACCGTTGCTATAGATTCAAGTTCTAACCCAACCGTTGCAGGTATTACTGCTGGCAATATTAAAGTTGGTGTTACTGCTGATGGAGAGATAGACACATCTAGTGGAAATCTTGTAATAGACTCTGCAGGTGGTACTGTACAAGTTGATGATAACTTGACAGTTACTGGTAACTTGACTGTTAACGGAACTACAACAACTGTAAACTCGACAACAATAACAATAGATGATCCAATTATGACTTTGGGTGGAGACTCTGCCCCAAGTTCAGATGATAATAAAGATAGAGGTATCTTAGCACAATATTATGATGGTAGTGCAAAAAAGGTATTCTTTGGTATGGATGATAGTAATTCACATAGATTTACTTATATTCCTGTAGCATCTGAATCTACTGGTGTTATATCTGGTTCTGTTGGTGATTGTCAATTTGCAACAGGTTATTTTACAGCTATCAGTGGAGCAACTATTGATGGCGGAACATTTAGCGATTAGGAGAAATAATGGCAAATACTATCAAGCTAAAGAAGGATGGTTCTTCTGGAGGAGAGCCTACGGTAAACTCAAATGGCTCTGAGAGTAGTAATGGCTTGGCTCCAGGTGAAGTTGCTATCAATTATAGAGATGGCAAGCTTTTTTATGCCAAGTACAATGGTTCTACTTACTCCAAAGGTCATTTCCCAGATAATGATAACGTTCAAGGAGATGCTACTGCTCTTGCAATTGCATTAGGCTAGTATGGCAAATACTTTTAAATTAAAAACAGATGCTAATTCTTCGACAAGCTTGTCATCAGTATACACTGTACCTTCGTCTACTACAGCTATTGTAATAGGTTGTACGCTGTCAAATACAAGTGGTAATGCTATTACAGCTGATGTTAAGATTGTAACGGATAGTTCATCTGGAGAAAATGCAGACGATGTATATATCGTTAAAGGAGCACCTATCCCCCAAGGAGGTTCGCTTGAGGTAATGTCTGGCAATAAAATTGTCCTTGAAGCCGCAGACGCATTGCAAACACTATCTAGTGCTAGTAATGCTTTAGACGTTGTACTCTCAATTATGGAGATTACCTAATGGGTTACATAGGTAAAGTTCCAGCAGACGTATTAATAGACCCACACGTTGATTCCGCAGCAATAACTGACGGAACTATTATAACTGCTGATATTGCTGACGATGCAGTCACATCAGCAAAGCTTGCACAAAACTCAGTAGATAGCTCAGAACTTATAGATGGATCAGTAGATAATTCACACCTAGCTGGTTCAATAGCGGTAAATAAAACATTGCTATCTGCTGGCACAGGTTTAACATTAAGCACAAACACTCTTAATGTGGATGCAGCACAATCTCAAATTACTTCAGTGGGCACTCTTAGTTCTCTTACAGTTACAGGAGATGCTAATTTTGACTCTAATACTTTATTTGTTGATTCATCTGAAAGTAGGGTAGGAGTTGGTTTAAATAATCCTGCAAAGTTATTTCATGTTGAGGGTTCAACTTCTAATGATTTTTTAGCAAGAATTAAAAACACCCATTTAACTGGCGAAGGTTTGCAGATTCATAACAATAATACAAACTCTTTATTTAGAGCTTTAGATGTTAGAAATAGTAATGGTCAAATATTTCAAATTTATAATGATGGTGCTATTGTAATAAAAGGGGATGGTTCAGACCAAACTACTAAATGGCATACTGGTTCAGCTTATGTAAATGCAAAGTTAGATGTAAGACAATTAGCAATAGCATTTAGTGGTACAGATAAAGTTACGTCAGATACTAGCGGTAATTTTAATTTTACAGGCACAGTAACAGCTACTGGTAGTGACTATATGATTAAATCAGTTAGCACAAGCACTACAAATGGTGATGCAATTAGAATAAGTGCAGAATCAGGGTTAGCTCAAGGTAAAATAGAACTAGATTGGTTTAATGATAGCTCTCAAACAGGTGGCGGTTACGGAATGATACAAGTTGGGAAAACATCTAATTCTCCTGAATTAAGAATAGGTGCATCAGCAGTTAGAATAGGTAGTCAACAAGGTGGCCATGAATTAAAAGTTAATCGTTCTAGAATGAGACATATAGATGGAGTAGCAGATGCTAATGCTGATTTTTCACATGGAGATTTGTATGTAAATCATATTAGCACAGGCAATATTTATATGCAAAGAGCTACTTATTTTGCAAGCAATTTAAGAATGAATGCTGCTAACTCTGTAAGTTTTCAAAATGCTAGTGGAAATGAAACTGTAAGTCTTTATAATGGTGGAGCTAGTAATGAAACTGTTTTGTATTCAAGTGGTGGAATTGAATTAACAGGAACAACTAACTCAGCAACATCAGGTAAAGGTAGAGGGCAAATAAATGCTAGTGGTCATATAGGTTTAAATGCTAGCACTACTTGGAAAACTGTTAGAACTTTATATGGTGGTTATCAGTCAGGGATATTAGTGTTTCATGTATCAGACTCAGGTAATGCAGCTAATACTAGATGTCAAATATATGCTTTTAATGCAGATTATTATGAAAGAGGAGTTAGCTCTATTGACAATGTAACAGCAGGTGTTGCACCAGGAGGTATTGAAGTGCAGATTGTAAGAGATGATGGTTCTACTACAAGTGATGGGGGCGGACCATATCATGTACAAGCTAGACCTGCTAATGGCACTTCAGCTTTAACAGTTAGACTTTTAATTTTATCAGCAGGTGACTAATGCCATATATAGGAAGAGCAGCAACTAACGCAGGATCAGTAAATTATCTAGATGATATATCATCTGGTTTTGATGGTAACGATGTTACATTTACTTGTGCTGTTAAAGGAACAACAATTACACCAGGGCAAGAAAATGTATATATATATTTAGATGGTGTATTTCAACATCCAGGAGAATCATATACAATAAGTGGTTCTACTATTACTTTTACAGAAGCACCTGTTAGCGGTGTAGATTTTACTGCGTATGTAGCTGGCGAAGGAGCTTATTTAGATGATGGCACTGTAAGTACAGCCAAGCTTGACGATGATGCAGTTACAGCTTCTAAGCTAGATGATGATGGAACTGGTTTTCAGGTAGGAGATTTAGGTGTAGGGGGTAGCCTTACCTCGGGAGATAAACTAACCGTTACGGGGCGTTTACGGGCTTCTGGTGGCATTATAGGAAATGTTACAGGAGACCTTACTGGCAATGTAACAGGTAATTTAACAGGTAATGTTACTGGCAATACTAGTGGAAGTGCGGCAACAGTTACAGGAGCAACTCAATCTGCTATAACTTCAGTAGGTACTCTTACATCTTTAAATGTTAGTGGGAATGCTGTTATATCAGGTACTTTACAAAGCGATGATTTTACATTAGATGCAGGGTCAGGAAACCCTGACTTAGTTATAAAAACCTCTGCATCTAGTAGTGCTACAGCACAAATGTTATTTTTAACAGGTAATAAAGATTTTACATTAATAAACGATACAGATAATTTTAGATTATACAATTCTACTCCAGGCATAGGTGTAGATGTATTTAAAGTAATAGGCTCTAGTAGTGATATATTATTTGGAGATGTAGGCAATAGTAGGCACGTATCTTTAGATTATTCTAACGGAGATTTTGTAGTAAATAAAAGACTAGGAGTAGGTGCAGTACCTGACTCAAGTTATGCAGGTGCTACTATTTATGGAACATCAGCAATAAAAACTACACCTGGCGATGGTAGCGAATTAAGATTTAAATTATATACAGGTGGAGCAGCAGATGCATCTATTCTACAAATGTTTAAAGCTGATGGGTCTACAATAGGTATAAATCTTAACACAGGTGGAGATACTTATTTTACAGGTGGTCGAGTATTAGTAGGGACTTCTACTGCTTACCGAACTAATGAACGTTTACAAATTGCAGGGTCAGAAGGAATAGCATCTAAAGCAACTACAAATGGAGGAGGTGCTTTTGTAGCAGTTGAAGATAGTGGAAACACGAGTGGTAGTGCATTTGTAAATGTTGATACAGGAGGTAATGTTAATTTTAAAGTTGGTGTCGGTGGATATACCACTATTACAGGCGGAACAAGTGCTACTCCTCTAACTTTATTTAGAGGTAATTCAGGTACGGTTGCACAATTTGGTTGTACTACTGTTTCTGACGATGCTGATATATATTTGAGAACTAACGGAATATTTAATTTTCGTACTGCTGGTTCAGGACAAATAAGATTTTCTTCAGGTGGTTCACAAGCGTTAAACCTAGATGCTAGTCAAAATGCTAATTTTAGTGGTTCTATTCAAGGTAAAACTGATGCCCATTTAAGCTATACTACAGGTCAAGCTATAGACACAGTTAGTGGGGGAGCGTTTCTTGCAGAAGGTTCTGATGTAATAGCAGGTAGGTTTTTCTTTCAAGGCTATAATGCTGATGGTGGCAAACTTGTTGGTTTCAATAATGAATCTGACCAATTAGTAATGTATAATTATGGCGACGGCAATTATATGTCAAAGATAAAATACAATGGAGACGTAGATTTTATTAGAAATTTTCATGGAGGAGCAAATCGTGTAACTAATCCTTGGGATGCATCAGGTAGTACAAATTATGGTTCTTTATATTTTCAAAAAGGTAGTGCAAGCTTAGGACAAACATTTGCAACCGCTACTAATGTAGCGGTTGGTGGGGGGTATGCTAATTGGTATTCTAATATTATAAACGCATCACTTACAAGTCATCGCCATGTACAATGGATGAATAACGGTACTTCAGCAGGTACTATAACTTATAATTCAAGCAATTCAGTTGCTTATAATACAAGTGGCTCAGATAAATCATTAAAGAAAAACTTTGCTAATTGGACAGAAAATGTATTAGATAGTTTTGATAAAATAAATCCACAATTATTTCATTTTAAAATTCAAGATGGAAAAGAAGACAAGCATAAGGGTTTTATTGCTCAAGAAATGATTGACAAGTTTCCTGAAGCATATCCTTTAGTAGCTTATGGTGAAGGAGATAATCAAACTAAAAAATATCAATTTAATCCTTCAGGTATGGTTGTTTATTTAATGAAAGCAGTAAAAGAACTTTCTGACAAAATTAAAGTTTTAGAGGCTAAATAATGGCTTTAACTAAGATTAAACTGGATTCAATGGTAACAGGTAATTTGCCTGACGCTAATATACCTAACAATATAACTATTGATACTGCTTCAGCGGCACCTGCTAGTGGCTTGACAGGAAATACTTTAGCAAGTGGAATTACATCTAGTTCTCTTACTTCAGTAGGTACTCTTACGTCATTAACCACTTCAGGTCAATTAAGGGTAGGAGGGACAGGTAGTGGTTCAAGTGAAAATTTATTGGTAACAAGTGCTACTTCATCTGACCATACAAGAGTTCATATTGAAAAAACTGCAAACGCAGGTTCAGCAGGTGTAAGTTTAAAATCTTACACACCAAGTTCATCTTGGACTATATATCAAGGCGATAACTCAGATGGTGATTTAATATTCCATGATGGTGGTGATAGTGTCTTAACATTAGCGACTGATAACTCAGCTACTTTTGCAGGAGATGTTACTATTTCTAAGTCTAGTGCAAAAATGACAATCTTTGCAACTAATACAGGCGACCATGAATCATTGGTCTTTGATAGAAACACAGCTAGTAATGGAGACTCTCAAGAGATACGTTGGAAATTACAAGGTAGTAATTATCCAGGCGGATATATTTCTCATGAATATGAGGACGCTAATAACAGTACATTAGCATTTGGTGTTAGAGTTGGTGGTACACCTGCAACTACAATGTTATTAAAAAGCAATAAAGATGTTAGATTTAGTGGTGTTATAATGGCTGACCAATCTGGTACAAGTGATTATTCAAATACTGCTTTAAAAACAATAGATGGCAATGACCATAATGGAGTCAGAATAAAACATGGCGGTGGTAATGGTCAAATAGCTATATATGGTGGCAATCAAGATAGAACAAGAATTAAACCAAATCAAATAGAAGCTAATGTAAATGGTTTAGAAATAAAAACTACTGACGCACAATCTTTAACGCTAGGTACTAACAATACAACAAGAATGCTTATTGATAGTTCTGGTAGAGCAGAATTTAAAAAACTTATTCATAGAGTAAATACAGAACAACAACAACAAACCAATCTTATGTCTTGTTTTCACTGGGATCACCCAGGTACAGATAGCACTAGTTTTTTTGATTTTAATCCTGTTTTAGATTTAGGATTAAGACAAGAAGGTGGAAGTTTCTTTTTAAAAATATCAGGTTGGCCGCTAGATAGATTTTTTGGTTTAATTACTTATAGAAATAACGGTGGTTCAGGAGATATAAATTCAGGGTCGCACTCAATGGATACTATTATAAATGATGGGTTTAGTGTAAGCGTATCAAGACCATCAGGTAATTTAATTAGAATACAATTAAGTGGTCATCATAATAATAATCATGCTTGGGATATGATGGCATTTTCAGCACCATTTGTAACATAAGAATATATTATGAAAAAAAAATTGTTAATAGGGATACTTGCTATATGTGGCTGTGCTACTACTAAACCAGACAATGGGTTGCTTATTAAAGACACAGAAGGCAATAAACATTTTTATGAATTACAAGTTGTTGATGGTAGATATTATTGTTACGTACATCAAAGATATGAACAAGTAAAAATAAAATGAATGATAGAAAAATTATTAACAGAGTTATTAGGTTTCCTTTTATTAGTGTTATTATTGCCTTTGTTAGTATCGTCTTTATTTCTTGTGTTGCCGATTGGTCTATTGGAAAAGATATACAACAAATTGAAGAAGAAATATATAAAGACATATTTGTGATAGATAGTTTAATAATGGAAATGAAATTAACTCTAGGTGATTCAAGTTTTGTAGAATTAAATAAATAGGCTTAAATTTTATTAACTAATAAAAGGAACTAATAATGACATTACAAGAACTAGAAGAACAAGTGCAACAATTAACTGAGCAACAAAAACAAGCTGAAGTTAATTATCATCAGGTAACAGGTGCACTTGCTGTTTCTCAACAACTGCTTGAAAAAGAAAAAGAAAAAACTAAGGATAGCGGTAAGAAAAAATAATGAAGAATGTGTCACAACAAAATCAACTAGATATCCAGGAGATAAAGTCTGACGTAAAACATATTAAAGAACACATGGTCCCTGCTAAAGATTTTTATAGATTGCAAGGTATGGTTATTGTTGTTGGCACAATACTTCTGTCTGGATTAGGATATATTTTTAACCAATTAAATTAAAGGATATAATATGAATATTGTAAATTTAATAGCTGATCAAATGTTTAATGAAGCTACTAAAGATAAAATAATTGATGGTCTTAATAAGAACATTAATATTCCTATTATTAACGAAGAGACTGAAGAAAAAATCTTAACTGCTATATATGAAGTAGTAGAAGATGTAATGAAAGAAGTATTAGGAGCGAAGTAATCGCAGTCATAACTATAACAGTTTCTAGCTTTGATTCTTTATTAGGGTCAAAGACGTTCCCAAAAAAACCTGCGTCTTGTCCTCATTGCTACTCTAGGGATATAAAAGACATAGAAGTCTTAGGGGCCTATAATGGTCCCTTGTTTTGGGAATGCGGAACTTGTGGTGTGCAGTTGTTAAGATTTAGCAAAACAACAACAAATAAACATCTTAAAAAAGTGAAAGACCTTTTTTTTGATATGGAAGAGGATTGGATGGATTATATATGCGAAGAGTCGCCAAATTAGAAAATAAAGTAACTAAACGTGGAATAATAACACCAGATAAACATTTTCCTTTACATGATGAAAAAGCAATAAATTGTTTAGTAAAGGCAATACAAATAATAAAACCTGATTTCTACGTAGATTTAGGAGATGTCGGTGAGTTTGAAAGTGTAAGTCACTGGCAGTGGAAAAAAAAGAAAAGACCACCATTAGAGTACCAGTTACCTTTTGTAGAAGAAGAAGTAAAGCAAGTTAACTTAGGGCTAGATATAATTGATGAAGCTTTAGATAAAGTTAACTGCAAAGAAAAGTATTTTACTCAAGGTAATCACGATGAATGGCTAGATAGGTTTGTAATGGAGAATCCCTATCTTACTCATCTTAAATGCAAGAATGCATTAAAAATAGCAGAAAGAGGATACAAGTTTTATCCTGCTGGTAAGTATTTAAAAATAGGTAGAATGAATTATTATCATGGTCATCATTTTGCTGGGGTACAACATACAAGAAACCATTTGATTAGGCTTGGTGCTAACGTAATGTACGGGCATCATCATGATCTACAGCAAAGTAGTGTGACTCATATAGACGGAGTAAAGTCAGCTTGGTCAATAGGTTGTTTAAAAGATATGACTTCTGAAAAAAATGCATGGCTAGGTGGAAGGCAACATAATTGGGCACATGCTTTTGCAGTAGTAGATTACTTTGATAAAGGATTATTTACAGTGCATGTAATAAGTATAATAGAAGGCAAGACTTCTTTATGGGGTAACTTGATACAAGGATAATATGCCTAGACAATTATTAGAACTAAATAAGTTTTTAAATGGCACAGTTACAACGCCAGATACTACAGATACGCCTAATGAATCTGCTACATTTTCTTTAAATCTAGATTCGGTAAGTAAAGATGGAGCTTTGTCTGGAATAAATGTAAATAGCACAGTTAATATAAAAACAAGTGATGGTTCTGCTAATGTAGCTGTAGATGTTGACAAATGTAAAGTTATAAAAAGGATTAAAGCTGATAACACTACACAAGAAGATGTTGTAGCTTGGGAAGATGATGTTAATAAAATACATTTAATATCTAATTTAGAATCAGCTACACCTAGATTAAACTCTGAAGATATAGTAACAAATACATCAGGAACTACATATGGTACTGTTCCTTTGGTAGATGTTGCTATGGAAACAAACAATAAAGAAGTTCATGTAGGTTTAGGTAAAGATCAAAAACCACAATGGGTAGGATATACTAATCATATAGGTTTAACTAGTGGTTCTAATAAATTTATTATAGGAGATGCTGAAGTTAAGTATCCTTCTTCTGTACCTTATTTAATTAAAACAGTTAGAGCTGGTAATGATGGTTATGTATATGGCGTAGCAGATGGAGGAACGCAAGTATTTAAAATTAATGGTATTACAGGAGCGTTAGTATCGTCATCTATACTAGGCACATTTGGCAATACTAAATCTATTGCAGGAGACCCAGCTAATGGTAGATTATTTGTATTGGATGATTCAGGAACAGGTACTGTATTTGAGTTAAGTACAAGTGATTTAAATACTAAAACAGCTACTTATACATTACCAACCAATTATCCTGGACCAAGCAGTAGTGGTTATACAGATATTGAATATACATCTACTAATACTTGTATATGGTTAGCAGCTAGTTATAGTAATGGTGTATATCCTAGTGTTGATACTAGTGTAGGTAAAAATCATCAGTTACTTTGGAAGTTTACTAGAAGTGGAACTACTTCAACTGTTACTTTAACTAACATGATGCCAAGGCTTGATACTGATGGAGTTACACCTGGCAACTGGGTAGAATATAGTGACGAAGAAGATGGTGTACTTGTTTGGAATGATTATCTTCAGAAAGATACATACATAGCAGAAACATATCAAATAAGTTTAGTAAAACATCCTACTGATAATGCAGCTATATATTGGTTAGCTAGGTATCCTAATACAGGATATTCAGAAAATTCTTCTGAAGCTGACTATAAAGTAAGATGGGTACATAAAGAAATAACTAGTAATAATTTTTCTGGTTCTAATAATTTTGACAAAGTAGCTAGTGTTACTTCTGTACGTACATTATGTTTGCATAGAATAAAAAATAATCATAATGCATCAAGCAATGAGTTTGTACCTTTATACAACGTATATCATCCACTAGGAGCTAATAATTATATATCTGCACCTAATCAAGGCGTTGCATCTTTTAGTGCGTTAAATGTAACTAGTTGTAAGTTTGATAATGATGGAGATGAGTTTTATTTAACTATTGGAGATAAAGTACAAAAGTGTTCTACTAATGTAGACACTAGTTGGACAGGTAGTGAAGCAAGTGGTAATTATAATAGATATAGTTTAACAAGTGAAAATGCTGTATCCCCAACAACAGAAACATCTTATAGTGTTACTCCTGCAGGTCAAGCTACAAGAACAGGCATTAGTATAAATATGGGTTATTTACCTAGCTCGAATGCTGTAGGTTCTTCATATTCTGCAGATACTACTAATATAGTTTTGTTAAGACAAAGCGGTACTGCTGGCTTTGATAAAATAGCACAAACATTTGCAAACAATGCTACTCAAACATTTTTCTTAGATCATAGTGCTTTAAGTATAACAGTTGCAGAGATAGCAAATTCTGCTGGTGAATTGCAAAGTGGATACGCCTATTTTTATAAAACAACATTATTATTTGATGGATATCAAGAAACTCCACTATCTACAGAAACAGTTAAAGAAACAAGAACTAATACAAAAAATAGCAATGTTACATTAACAATAAACAATTATACAGAGATACCTGACAGAGCATCTCATGTAAAAGTATATAGAGCAGAATCTACAGCATCTGGTGATACATCTCCTGCATCTGTATATAGACTAGTTAAAAGCGTTTCGTTGTCAACTGGTTGGGCTAGTAGTGGAGATACAAGGTCACAAACAATAGTTGACAATGGTATAAAAGGTCCGTCTTATGAAGCTGAGTCAGGATTACCAGAAACACTTACAAATACTTTACCTAATTATTCTTTATCTACACAACTAAATAATCAACATTATATTGGCAAATGTAGTCATCCTGGTTTTATAGAGGATGCATCATCCTATGTATTTGTATCTAAAACTGGCAAGTTTGATATATTTGATTGGCTATTAGATTTTATTAAACTACCTACAATACCTACAGCATTAATGGCTTTTGCTGGTAGGATATATGCTTTTGACGAAAACAATACATATAGATTGCGTGGTGGTACTGGATTATTTATAGAAGATATCTTCGAGGGTGTTGGCTGCCTTAACGATGATGCTGCAGTAGTTACAGATTTTGGTATGTTCTTTGCAGATAATAATAATATCTATAGACATAATGGACAATCTGCTGAACCAATTGGCGAACCAATAGTAAGGGGGGATTCTGTATACTCTTGGCAAAATAGAGATACTTCTTATCATACAAGAGCGATGTATGATGCTAAGCGTAAGAGTGTTTACTTTACATTTAAAGCTGGCAATAACTATTTAATATGGGCTTGGAATATCGCTAGGCAAAGATGGGACATGCTTTCTTTTAATGACACTATATCTACTACTGAACCAAAAGGTTTTTATAATTTAAATAATAACACATTGAATATAAACAATGGAGCTGGTATTGTTAATTACCTAGGTGGTACAAATAAAAGAATATGGGAATGGCATTCTAAAGATTTAACAATGGGTAAAGATACACAAGAAAAAAGAATAAGAGAGATATTAGTACCTAGTCAATTGCAAATTGCTTATAAAACAGATGGTACAGCACCATCTAGTTATACTAGTTTAAATGATCCTGCTGGAGATGGTAATGCTAATACTAGTATTAAAAAAGGTACTAGAAGATTAAAAGTAGGCAGTAAAGAAACAAAAATTAGAATAGGTTTAAAACCTACACAAACTAGTGCAGCATCTAGTATTGATGAATGCACAGCACTAGGTATAATGTATAAGATAAAGAGGAGTCCAAGCTAATGGCTAAATCACCAGCATGGCAAAGAAAAGAAGGTAAGAATCCAAGCGGTGGTCTTAATAGAAAAGGTATAGCATCTTATAGAGCTGCTAACCCTGGTTCTAAATTAAAGATGGCAGTTACTGGTAAAGTCAAAGCAGGAAGTAAAGCTGCTGCTAGACGTAAAAGTTTTTGTGCTCGTATGTGTGGCATGAAAAAAAGATTAACTAGTGCTAAGACCGCTCGTGATCCTAACTCTAGAATAAACAAAGCATTACGTAAATGGCGTTGTAAGTGTAGCTAATAATGGCAGAGCTTAAAATAAAAAGAGCTCCAACTACAGAAGCTAATCAAAGAGCTTGGGAACAAGTATATGACGATATTAACGATATAATAAATGCAGTTAATAAAAAGTCAGAAGTAGAAAATAGAGAAGGTTCTCAAGGAAATGATGGCGATATACGTTTATTTAAAGACGTAGACAAAGGTAAATATTTTATAGAAGGTAAGTTTAGAGATGGCTGGGCTAAGCGTGAATTATTATTTAGTGACAATGATGATGCTACGCAAGATGAATCAATAAACTTTTCTGCTACAGAAAGCTATGTAAAACCAGATGGTAGCGTGCCTTTTACTAGTGTACAAACAGGTGTTACTCCTACTAATACTAATCATTTGTCAACTAAAGGATATGTAGATGATAACACCTTAGCATCTGTAACAAAACTAAGTGGGACTAACAATGTTAAGTTTGGTTTTAGCGACACTTCTAATGATATTACATTTACTTCTTTTGGTTCTAATGCTTTTAATAGCACTGCTTTCTTAACAGGTAATGAAGCTATAACTATATCAGGAGATGTATCTGGTACAGGAGCTACATCTATAACTACTACTATAGGTGCTAATAAAATTAAAGATTCAATGATAGACTTTGGCACAGGAACTAATCAAGTTAGTTCAGACGATGTGCCAGAGGGTAGCACTAATTTTTATGCTAGCAATGAAAGAATAGATGATAGAGTAAATGCACTAATTACAGATGGAACAGGCATAGGAACTTTATATGATGATGCTGCTAATACATTAACATTAAATGTAACTTTATCAGGATTAAATACAGGAGATTTGTCAGAAGGAAGCAATTTATATCACACTACAGCTAGAGTAAGGCAGGCTATTAGTGGACAAAATGATATTAGTTATAACAATAGCACAGGGGTAATTAGTTTTACTGATGCTGTTACTGGAGGAGCAAACACACTTAGCGATACTACAGACAAAAAAGGTGTATTTAAAAATCTATCTACTAAAAACTTAAACTTTTATATGTTAAAAGCTGGTAGCAATATCACTTTAACAAAAAATAATGGTGGTGGACAAGCAGATACTTATATAGAAATAGCAGCAGCTTCTACAACTGTAAGTAATGCTAATTGGAGTGGAGTAAGCTTATCAATTCAAAATGGAGGGACAGGAGCAAGCAGTGCTTCTGATGCTAGAACTGCATTGGGTGTAGATGCAGCAGGTACAGATAACTCTACAAATGTCTCATTATCAGGCAGTTACGACTACATAACAATAAGTGGTCAAACAATAACAAGAAATCAAATAAACTTGAATACAGATGTTACTGGTAGTTTATCTGATAGTTATATATCATCTGCTAGTACATGGAATGGCAAACTAGATAGTATACTAAGTCTTACTGGTGGTACAGGGACAGTATCTATAGTATCTAATGGCAATGATAATAACGTAGGTAAAATAAGAAATATAAAAGGTACTGGTACAGTTACTACTACAGTACATAACGATGGCTACTTAGAAATAGCAGGTGGTACGGGTACAATAAATCTAGCAAGTGGTGTTACGGGGACACTACCTGCTAGTAATGGCGGTACTGGTGTAACTAGTATTAATGCATTAAAAACAACATTAGGTCTTGGTAGTGCTGCATATACTGATTCTAGTGCATATGCTACTTCTTCACAGATTACTACAATAAATAACTCATTAGCTACCAAAGCTACTATTAGTGGTAGTACAGCAAATGGTATTATGACATATAACTCTGGTGTACAGCTAGATGTAGAAGCTGATTTAACTTATACTGGCGGTACATTGATTGTAAATAAAACAGGTAATAGTGATGGTAAAATTAGAATAGAAGCAGATAGTTCTAATAGTAATGAAAATCATAATCCATATTTAATTTTTTCACAAGATGGTAACGAAGATCAGTCTGCTGTATATATGAATAGTAATCAGCTTATTATAGCTAATTCTGCTACTAGTTCAGGCGGTATAAGTGTAAGGACAACATCTAGTTCTGTAGATTATAGTGTAGCCACGGAAAGAATATTAATAGAGTCAGATGGTGATGTATTGCCAGGCACAAATAATACACAAGAACTAGGTAGTAGTAGTAAACGATGGGAAAAAGTATATGCTACTACTTATAATGCTGCAGGAACAAATGGATTAACTGCAGTTAAAAGTTTTAGTATTGGTAGTAATAACCATACAGTAACAATAAAAGGTGGTATTATAACATCGTGGGATATTTTCCAATAAAACTGTTTGTAGAGGATATAATTATGTGTAAATTGCAAGGTAATAAATTTTATTCAGGAGATAACTAATGTTAACGGGACTTCTATCGGCAGCAGCAAGTCCAATGGGGCAGCAATTTATTAGAGGTATTGGTGGATTTTTAACTGGCAGAAAAGGTGATAGACAGTTAAATCAAGCTATGCAAATGCCTTCTGAACAACAGTTAAGAAATAGATTTAGCGGAACTCAAGGTATAGTTGACCAGATGAGTTATACAAATGCTATGTCTCCTGTAATGGATTTAGCGTCAATGCAAGGTAATCAAGCAGTACAAGATTCTATGATGATGGGAATAGGTGGAAGTCAAGGGAATGCATTAAGAGCTAGACTACAAAACAATGCTGCTGGACAACTATATGGTGCTTATCAACAAAACTTAGGTAATCAAGCACAATTACAAATGGGTATAGATAGCAATATAGCTAATCAAATGGCAGGTAATCAAGCTGCTAGGTCACAAATGTTATTCAATAGAGGCGGTATAAATCAAGCTGCAGGAAGCCAAGCTTTAGGAGATGCACTTGGTAGTATAGGCGTATTAGCTGCAGATGATCCTAATGCGTTAGGAGCTTTTGGTAAAAATATATTTAGAAACACAATAGGTCAAGATGGTATAGGGGGAATGTTAGGACAAGTTTTTCCATCTTTAAGAGGTTAATATTATGGCACAAAATAGATTTAGATTTATAGGAAATGAAGAAATACAAGGTCCTTTTCTTCCTGAAGGAATGATGGGTATGAGTCCATTGCAAAATGTAATGATGGATAGAGGAGTGGATGGAATGGCTACTATAAGAGGACCAATGCAAAATCCTGGCAGACCAGATGTTATGTTTCCAACTAACAATCCTATATCGCAAATGGAACCAGAAATGATAGGTGATATTCAAGGTCCTGACTATATGCCTGGAACAGAATTACCAAGTAGGTCGCAAATGCTTTTTGATAGAGCTAAAATATTTAGTGGAGACGTTGGAAGAGCACTAGGTCCAATAGGAGCTATGTTACGTCAAAGAGGTGGTGAATTTTTAGACGATGCAATGTTATATGGTAGAACAAAACTTTTAGAAAATGAAATTAGAAATAGACCTAATTATCCAAATATGTCTTTAAGGGGCACATCTACGCCTGAACCTACATTTCCTTCTCCTGTAATGGCTTCAGTAGACCCATTTGCAAGACTTAGAGTTACTCCTAATGAAGTGCCATTAATGGATAGATTTAAAGCTAGTGCTAATGAAAAAGCTATGGATGCAGCAGATACATTAGGTAGAGGTGTAAGAGCTGCAGGTAGAGGAGCTGTAAAAGGAGCTCAAGGTGCTGGTAGATTTGGTGGTAATTTATTAAATGCATTTTTATTTGGAGCTAGTAGCCCTAACTTGCTTGGTGAAAATATTAATCAAAGATTTGGTAGTGAAGGAAATATAAGACAAAGTATATTTGGTAAAAAACAAACGCCTACTAGACCTAATATTGGACCTACTAAAGATGGTATTAAAGAATTAAAACCTAAGTCTAGTTTTAAATCTGCATTTGCAGCAGCAAGAAAAGCTGGTAAAAAAGAATTTAATTACAAAGGCAAAAGATATAACACACGTCTAAAATGAACGCACTTACTTACGCATTAATATCTGGTTTACCTAACCAAGCTCAAATAAGACAACAACAACAAGATATGTCTAATGTCGCATACAATGACAATCTTATGTCTTTTATGAAACCGTTACCTAGAATGTTAGATGACGAAGGTAATCTTAGTCAAACAAATCTTGGTAATATAAAACTACCTCCAGATTTAAATACTTATTATGAAAATGTAAAAAGTATGTTTCCTGAAGGTACTCCGCTTGATTTAGAAAAAATAAACAATGATTATCAACAGATGACACAAGCGAATAGTTTACAGTTAGATCAAAACTTAGCTCAAGCTAGAATGACTACTAGCGATAAAGATATTGCTAAAAGTTTAGAAAAAAACAATCCAGCATTGTTAGATTATTATATATCTACTCAACAATTAATGCCTGCAGGACCAGGAGGCCCTAGTTCTACAGCAGTTGGTATTGGAGCTGGTGCTGCAACATATGGCTTGTCTAGTTTGTTAAGAACCCCTAACGCATCTAGAGTTGCAGATTCTTTAGAAGATTTAGGTTTAAAATTTAAAAATAATAGATTGTCTAAAATTACTATAGACGATATAATGCCTAAAGATATGCCTAGAAATAAAAACATTGGCCCTACTAAAGATAAAGGTATTCAAGACTTAAATAAGATTGCAAGAGAAAAAGCTAAAGCTGATGCTAAAAAAACTTTATCAAAAATGACAGCTAATAGAAAAGCTTTAGGAACAATGAGGAATAAAGTAATAAACCAAGCTCTTAAAACACGTGCAGGAAATGTAGCTACTAATGCTGCAATAAGAGCTATAAGTCCAGGATTGTTAGGTAGAGCACTAGGAGTTGCAATTGGTGGACCTTACCTTGGTACTGCATTATTAGTAGGTAGTGGTGCTTCTTATTTATATGATAAATTTAGAGGGGAATAAAGTGTGGCTGTACCTCCTGGATTCAGACCAAAGCTAACAGCTAGTCAAGTATCTAATTATAAAAGATTATATGACCAGCAACCTGATAAATTCGACGAAAATACAGTACAAGCTATAGAACAACACGCTGAGTACTACAAACTTCCATTTTCAAAATCTAATAAAACTTTTTTAAAACAAGCTCGTAGTGCTGTAGGCCAAGCAGGAGCTGGTTTCGTAGAAGGCTTTACTACGTTTGGTGGTGGTGGACCACAACCTGAAAATGATGTAGAAGCAATAGCTAGAAACCTTGGACACCTAGCTGGTTTTGTAGGTTATGTGCCTACAATAGGTATGAAAAGGCTAGGCTTAAATAGGTTAGCTGAAACTTTAAAAGCATTAAAAGGTCAGTCTCTTCCAATGCAACTTGCTACAGGGGCACAAAAAAGAGCAGCTAAAACAGTAAGACCTATTTTTGAAAAAGCTATAGAAGGAAGAGAAGCTTCTAAGAGTGCTGCACTTAGATTTTTACAAAAAGATACTACTCAAGATGTAGTTGGAGGAGCATTCCATTTAGGTGTAGCTAGTGCAGTAAGTTCTTGGAAAGGTGGAGTAGACCAAATGTTAGAAGGCCTTATCTTTGGTGCTGGTGCAGGAGGAGCATTTAGAACGCTTGGTAACGCTGTTAAAACAGGTAATGAAACAGCAGATAAAACAATTAGAGGTTTAGCAGGTTCTTTATTTCAAGGATTGCCTTCTTCTGTTAGAGGTGATACAACCCCTCAACAAGTATATAATTATGTCTTAGGTGCCTATTTTGGAGCAAATGAATCTCCTATATCTGCTAGGCAAAGTAAATTGCACATTGCAAAAATGAGACAAACTACAGACCCTGTTACGGGTAAGCTAGGAGTCTCAGACCCTGAACTAGTTCCTGGCTTTAAAAACTATAGCAAGGAAACTCAAGACTTAATTGTTAAAAAAGTTAAAGAAGAAATGTCTCCTGATGATCCTGCTTTTCAATACGAAGTAGCAGAAGCTGGACAAGTACCAGAACTTAATAGAAAACAACAAGAGATAGAAAACTTTAACATTAAAAGAAAAGCAGATATACAAGAACTTGATGCACAAAAAGGACTAAACAGAGGTTTTGCAGGTGAAGAATTAGTAGAGATAAACAAGCTTCGTGAAGATGTTGACCCTCAGATTGTGCCTGAAAAATTAACAAGGAATGCTAAAGAGTTTGTTGATGATTTTATTACAACTAAAGATATAAATGAAAATATAAAGATAGCATCTGAAATAGATACTAAATGGAATGAACTAGTTAATAAAAACATGGAGACTAAAGTAAATCCTGCTAATGAAATGATTGAGTTTGTTAATAGTAAATACGGTGAAAGAATAGCTGAAACATTAGAAGGAGGAGCTGGTGAAAGGTTTTGGATAAATTTAGGTCATAGAAAATTACGTGAAATGCCTGTAAGAAGATTGTCATTAGTTAATGGTAAGATAGAAGAACTTGCCTGGGATAAATCCATGGCAACTATGTCAAGAGCTGGCAACAGAAAACATCTTGTTCATGAACCTAAGATTATGGAAACTATATATAATAAAGATTACCAAGGTGAAAAACCAGGTACATCTTACGCTGTTTTAGATAATGTTATATATAAGACTAGAACAGGTCTTAGAGAGCTTACAATACCTGAATATCAAAGATACCTAGAAAGAATGTATCAAGATTTTGCTGGTATGAAATATCCAGAAGCAGTTACTAAAGCACAACAAAGGGTCACTGGTGAACTATCAAATGCTTTAAAAGAAAGATATAAAAAAGATTTTTATTATTATAGCGGCAAAGGAGATTCTGAAAATTTATATTTTGTTAAGATGCATCCTTTGACTCCTAAAAAAACTGAAGATATAAACAACGCATTTAATAAATCACTTAGCACTATTATAAGAAGTGAAGCTGTAGAATTAAAAGATAAACGACTTTTTAGAACAAGAGTCAAAGAAGATAGAGAAGCTTTTGTAGCAAAGTATACTGACCCAGCTCTTAAAAAAGAATATAGAATGTCAAAAGAAGAAGCTATTGAAATATACAACAGAAGTTACTTGTCTAATATATTATATGATATTAGAATAAATGGATTCCAAACATCAATAGACAATAAAGGAGTTATACAAAATCTTGATAAAGTACTTGGTACAGGATATATTAACACAGCTAAAGACTTTAATAAACGTGCTCAAATATTACTCACTAACGGTTATTCTGCTGATCCTTTGCAAACTAAGAAGTTTATTGAAAAGTTTTCAAAACAAACTTTAGAAGAATTATTCGAAAAAAAGCAACCAGCAGACACTTTTTCATTTTATTTAGTTAAAGATGGTATAGGTCGAGAATTAATTAAAGATATAGTAGTAGGTAAAACTCCTAATAGTTTAACAGTTCCATCTACTGATGGAGCTATAATAGCACCAGAATACGTTATAAAAGCCTTAAATAGGCAAGCAGGTATACCAGAGGAAGGTGGAGTCAATAAATCATTTTTCTTGTCAAGAAACAGCACTGACGGAGGTTTATTAGGCAAGTATATGATATTCCCAGCTAGCCCTAAGCTAGAAGCTTATATGACTAGAAAAAAGATACAATTTATTGTTCCTAAATCTGCAGCAAAAGCTATGGGTGAAAGAATAAAACATATGGGTGAGTATACATATGAAAATAATCAACCTTCTATAAAGAATGCTAAGAAATTTTATATACCTATACAGGACATAAAAGTTATTTTATCAGAAACAACTAGTAGTAAGTTTGTAGAACCTAAAAAAATACCTAAACAATTATGGACAAACTACAGTCCTTATGCATTCTTTAATTCAAAAGACACTCCTTTTAGAGAACAAAAACAATATCAAATAGAGATGCAAAGAATATTTGATGACATGTACAATGACTTAATTACACAGGAAGTAAACGGAAAAAAAGAATTTAATGATAAGATAGATATCTTAATGAATGATCCTGTTAAAAATGAAGCACTTGTTCCTGAGCTTATAAAAAATATAGATAAGATAGGATTAAAAAATTTATTAGATGCTATTAAAATGCCAGGGAATGAAAAGTTTGCTAATGAAGCTTACAGAAAAATACATAGACTAAACGATGATATTGTAAATGAAATGTATGCAGAGGGAGAGTTAACGTCTAGAGATTTAGAGATACAAAGAACTAACTCAGGTGACTATAGAAGCGTCAATGAACGTATACTTAGTCTAGTTGATAATAGTTTAGCAGGGTTTTTGCATAAATATCCACGTGATTATAGAATGGCTGTTATGCGTAATTATTTTATTGATAGAATAACTAGACCAACAGTTGAAAATAGTGCTGCAGCTAGGATGAGACCTTATGAAATAGGTATGTCTAGAGATATGATTACTAAAGACTTAGAAGTTAGAGACGATGTATTTTATTTAGGTAATCAATTCAAAGATATGAATATTAATATTAGTGGTATAAAAAGCATAAAGGGTAAAAATATTAGACTAGGCGATTTATGGGGTAAACATAAAGATAATCCTGAAGCAAAAGAATTATTAGAAGCATTAGTTGTTCGTGTACCTATGGACTCTATGTCTGGTGCACAAGTATTAAAATTTAAAGGGTTCACAAATACTAATGATTATGGAGTATTGTTACACGGTAGAAGTATGGAAGCATTAGGAGGTGCAGACCTTGATGGTGATAAAGCATTTGTATTTTTTGGAGGTAAAAATCCAGATGGTTCTGGGGCTGGTTTTAAATCAGATTGGAAAAACATGTATAGATGGTCTAAAAATGAATACGTTAAAAATGGTGTTGAACAAGATGCCAAGTTAGCTATTGACCCTACTACTAAAAACCAAACATATTCTGATCAGTTAGCTTTTACTGAGACTAGTGAAAATGGAATATACAAAGATATTATACAAGACAGAACTAAAAATCCAGGATTGCAATATTCTCCTAATGTTAGGAGAGATATATCAGAAGCCGCAGCACAAGGACGAGCTAGACTTGGTGGAGCTGTAACGCAGAGTGCGTACTTAAGAGCAGCTTATGCAGCAATTAGAAACTCTAATGAAGGTTACTTTGATTACACTAGGAAGGTTGGTAAAGGCACTAGGACTATAAGGATTATACCTAAAACAGATAATTTAAATTTAGAAGCTTTTCGTGGAAGAACAAGAGCGTCTATAGGTTTATCATCTGACCCTATGAATGAAGCTGGATTAAATTGGACATCATCTAAACTATTAAAACTGCAAGCAGATAACTTATTTACCTATCAAGTATTGAAAAAAAATAAAGACGGTAAGATGGTTGTAGATAAAAAAGCAAAAATAACTGATGCAGATAAATTAAATTTAAATATACAAAGTCCTGTTAAAGTTGCTATGGAAGTAAATAATGCATTGTATGGTAAAAATTTTACTACTGGCAATCATCACACAATGTGGGAAATAATGGGCAAGTTAAATAGTGTTGATAGACCTAAGTCTGGTTTTTATTATTCTAATAATAGAAACACATTTTTACCTAGAATAGGATATGAACTAAGAAAGTTTGATTGGAACGATAGTGTTATAAGAAGAATATCCTATAAAAGAATACAAGAACTATATAAAGAACATAATGCTAATACCTCAGAGTTAAATATTATAACAGAAGCATTAGGCAGAGGCAGTGCTAAAGTACCAGAAAGCGATATTGTTAAGTTTGTCTATGGTAATGAGTTGCATAATTATTCTACAGCATTACAATTATCTAGAATAAAAAATAATAAAAAATTATTTACTAACTCTAGAATAGCTAAGAATTATCCTAATGCTGATAAAGACGATGTGTCTAGATCACTTGCAATTAAAGATGTAGTGTCTAAAGCAGAAGATTTCATTGTAAAAGATTTGTCTGACATAGCTAGTTATAAAGATATTAAAAAATATATTAAAGATATAAGCAAAAAAGATATAGAAAAAATATCTAAACTAGTAGATGAAAGAAAAAAGAACAGTTATCTTATGCAAAAACAAGACAGAACTCCAGAGATGACTAAATCTAAAATGGAAGATTTTGGAGATGTGCAAACAAAAGCTAGGACACAGTTTGAAACAGACGTTTTAATTAAACAAGATAGAGATGGATTAAGCCCTCAAGGTAAAAAACTTTACGATTCTTTATTTCTTAGTAGTATATGGAGAGGGAAAATAGACGTAGCTAAAAGATTAAAAGATAAGACTGACCCGAATATTAAGGAAACTGCAGATACGATACTTGATGCTTCTTTTAAAACAGGGCTTTCTAAACTAGGTTTCGCATCTAAAGAGATACCTGACGTTGCTGTTAAATCAAATTTAAACGAGTATCAAAAACTTTTTGATTATTCTATTGAGCGTATTGACCCTAAACAAACTAGTAAAAACATTGAAGTATCTAATAAAATAGATGAAAAAATTGGTGGTGTTTCTGCTGTAGAGGACCCTTACAAAAATGAAGCCAATGGTAAATATGTAGATGAGTTAGCTCCTTTTGAAGGTTTATACAAAGGAAAAGTTTTTGGTAAAAAAGAAAAAGCTATTGTAGAACTAAAGAATCATCTTGATCATTATCCTAATTTACTTGGTAAAAAGTTTAATGGTTTTATTAGGTCTGTTACTAACAAAGATATAAATAGACTTACATTAGAAGATGTTGAGATGGTTAATAGGTATTTAAAAGAAGCTAGAGAAGGCACTTGGTGGTCAAATATATTAGGTAAACCCAATAAAGAGATAAGAAGCTGGTACAATTTTATGTTTCCTAGAACTATTGATACCGATGTTATGCGTAGAGAAATTAAACTAGTTCAACAAAGAATGCCTGTAGAAACCAAAGAAGGTATGCGTATACGTAATGTTCAAGCTCCAGAAGGCATGATGACTAAATTGCAATCTGTTATACATGAAGCACAGCAGCAAGGTACTCAAAGGTTTGAAGTTGAAAATAATAAATGGTTAGAAAAAATCAATCCTTATATAGATGGTATACCAGAAGGTAGAGATTTATTTAGGTATGCAGTAAGGAAAAGAGAACTAGGTGTAGTTCCTTATATTTCTGAACAAGTATCAAGGAAAGAGAAACCTTTTGTATATAATGAGTTTTCTAAAGAGTATATAAATAAATTCAATGAGCTGCAAAAAGAAATAAATTGGAAAAAATTAAAAGACCAGAAGTTTACAGTGTTACTTGGAAAAGATACCGTAAGGCTTACTGGTGAGCAAGTTGTTAATAGATTGAACAATATAATTACTGACCAGTACAGACTTGTTTCAAAATGGATAAGTGGTCGTATTGACCCTGACTTAGATTTACCTAATAATACTATATTTGAAAGAGATTATGGTCGTTTATCAGAAGGACAATCAATAAAGAAGTTTACTGAAAAATATTATAAATCTTTATTAGATGGCAAGCCTATAGACATGACTGTAGGATTAGATGGTTTACAATTATTATCTCATAATCAATTGTTAGGATTGTCTAGGAATCCTGAAATTAAAAAAGTATTAAGAGATCAAGCTCCTACACCAACAAGGTTTATACCTTTTGAAAGTTATTGGACTCACTTTGGAAGTCAAAACCCTAAAGAAGCTACTAAGAGATTAAATGATATTATTGAAAAGATTAGCAAAGATACTACTATTGACAAAGCTAGTAGAGAAAAAGAAATTGCTAAACAAATATATCACTTTAGACAGTTAACTAATGATTTACAAGTTACATCAGAACTTACTACCAAGTATGCCTTGTTTGAAGAAGCTATACAAAAAATAGCTGACAAAGGTAAATTAAATAAAAATGAATTAAACAAGTTATTAAAGGCTCCTAGGATTGGCTCGCAACAAAAAAGAGATGCACATATTCCTGGATGGAGTGTTGAACCTGAGATAATGTCACAATATATGAAGAATGTTATCGATGCTTCTTATAAACAAGCTGCTCATATTATAGCTAGGTCTGATATATACAAATTTAGACAAGAGTTTTTTAAGAAAACTAAAGACGCTGATTTAACTCAAAGATGGTCAGACTTTTACACAATGTTTGCACAGGATGCTGTAGGTTATCCACAACAAATACCAGAAAGAATATTAAATGACCCTAAAATGGGTATCAAAGGCACACCTTATTCATGGGTGAACGATACTGCAGTCTTAAACTTTGTTAACAAGGTTCGTAAAAAATTAGGTATAAACGAAAAATACAATGTTGATGAATCTTTAAAAGATTTTGATTTTAATACTTTAAGCAAATGGAGTAACCTAGAAGCTAAGTATCAGCTTGCTACGTTACTTGCTCACCCTAAGAGTGCTGTAGCAAACTTATATGGTGGTAGTACACAAACATTAATATCTACTGGATTTAAACATTTTAGAAATGCTAGAGACCCAAAATACCTGTCAACTTTTGTTAATGAAAAATTTAAAAACAAAGAAGCTGTTACTGAATGGGTAAAAAGCTTAGGCGTTGTAGAGGACTTTTTATTATATGAAGCTGGTTTTAATCCTAAGTTTAGAGAAAAAAATTATAAAGATTTTTTAAGTGAATCAGTATCACTTATTAAAAAAGATTTTAATACAAGTGACCAAACTTTAAGAAGCATTGCTGCAAAATATAAAATAAGTGAAAACGCTTTTAACAAGGCTGCTTGGTTTATGCGTGTTCCTGAAAGAACACTGCGTAGAGATGCTTTTATGGCTCACTATTTACAAGCTAGAGAAAAGTTTGCAGGTGCTATACAAAAATACGATGATCCTATTTTAATTAAAATGGCTAAAGAAGGTGTTAAGTCTACACAGTTCTTATACTCTGCACCATTTAGACCTGCATTTGCTAGGTCTGCTATGGGTAAAGCTCTTACTAGATTTCAACTATGGGCTTGGAACTCTGTTAGATTTAGAGGTGATATAATAAAAGAAGCTAGGATAAGAGGATTCAAAGAAGGTACTATGGAGTATGACAGATTTAAACGTCTTGCAGCTTTAGATTTATTAATGTTTGGACTAGCTAATACTTTTATGTATTCTATCTTTGAAAATACTTTACCACAACCTTGGTCATGGGCACAAGATTTAGCTGATTGGTCATTTGGTAGTGAGACAGAAAGAAGTCGTGCATTCTTTGGGCAGTGGCCTCAAGGTGTTGCTCCTCTGCAAGCTATAACTCCTCCTATTGCTAGACCTTTACCAGGTTTATTTAAAGCTATTGTTGAAGATGACTATAGTACACTAGGTGGTTATTATGCTTGGAGTATGTTGCCATTTGGTAGAGTAGGGTATGATATATTTGGTAATGTATTGCAAGGAAACAAAGGTGGATTAATTCAGAACCCTTATAGATTTGTTGAAAAATTAACTGGTATTCCATATCAACAAATACCAAGAGAGTTAGAAAAATATAACGATGACGAAATGTTAAGACCTAGTTTTATTAAATAAGAAGGGGCCAAGATTGGATGCGTGTTAACCTTGACCCCTGGAGGCAGTAACTTAGGGAAAGATAATAAAACCTAAGTCACTCTAACGAACTTTTCAAAGTACTCACAGCCTGTCTCTACTGTACATGGTTTGTTAGCTTTTTTTGAATCTATTGTTTGAAATACTGGTGCCCAGTTATTTCTTTTTAAATAATCTTTATTTATTATTATTAAACATCCTGTACAATTACCTAGATACCAGTTAGAGCATTCTAATTGTGCTTGTTTAACCTTCTTCATTCTGTATTAACAAGGTAAGATATTTTTGTGCTTTTTTCAAGTCAGTAATACCACCTTTTTCTTTGTATCTAGTTATGTATTTTATGATGTTACCTTCGCAAAAACCAAGGTCGTGACTAATTATATATTTAGTAGTCTCTATACCTCTAGTATAATACGTAGGATTTATTTGATCAGTCATCGCAGACCTCACAGGTACTAGGTGCATGATTTGATAAATATGGCTCTGTTCCTTCTATTCCTGTTTCTGAGCCTACATCCACCTTATCTGATTTTACATCAACTAATGGTTGTATTTTATTTATTAACGAATCAATTTTACCTAGTTGTTTATTTTCTAAATATAATTCTGCCCTATAGTTTTGTAGTGCGGTTAGAATTATATTTCCATCTTCGTTTGTTAAGTTCATTATTTCCTCCCTTTAATTTTCCAAAATTTTAACAATGGTGGAGTGTATGTTTCAGTTTCACCATTTGTGTTTTTAGGAATTTTTTTAAAATAAACCCAAGGCATTAAGATTTTATCAAAAAACTTAGCAGCCTTATTCCAAGAGAAATCATTCACATCGTCCATACCTTGACTGTATCCATGACGATATCCTCTTCTATAAGCTTGTTCTTGCCATCTTTGTCTTGCTTTATCGTCTACTCTTCTTTCGGTTTTTATTTTAAAAAACTCTTTTGTACTCATTAATCCACCTTTTATTTCTTTAAATCCAGCAGGTGGCCAAGGATATTTTCTTCTTTCTTTCATTAGTATCTTCCTCCTTTTGCAAGTTTACGTAATACGTATTCTTGTGTTTCTTCTTTTAGTGTTTCTACCCACATTATTAATTCAATAAAATCTTTTTCATCTAGTGGGCCTTTTCTTGTGTTACAGCTTTTGCAAATCAATTGTAAATTATCTACAGTAGAGTCACCATTTTTTGCTAATGGTATTATATGGTCGCAAACCATATTTCTAATTGTAAGTTTTTTTCTACAATACTTGCAGCTTTTTCCGTATGATTTATAAAACATCTTACGCAAATCTTCCATATCTATTTTAAATAATACGTTAGATTCTTCTGATCGTTTCTTAAGGGAGGATTTGAGACTTTGCATTTTTCTCTGTAGCTTTGTGTAAGCAATCTTCCAGTAAGTACGATGATGAGGTTCAAGTACCTCCTTGAATTTATCTTTATCATACTTCATAATTATTAGGGCTCGGCGTTGGTGTTTTTACTCACTGTCCAATTTCTTGGAACAACCGAGCCCGTAATAATTTACCATCAAAATAATAATATACACAAGTGTTATGTGCGTTTTACTCTTTTGACTTTATTGATGTCAATACCAGGTGGCATCTCCTGTCCTGCGTTAAATGCAGCAATAGCAGCTTTTCTGGCTTTTGATTTATCTATCTTTTCAACTATCTCTACCTTTTTAAAGTCGCTATGTATTGTATGTGGATCAATGTCAACTGGACCAAACGTTTGATACAATTTGTAACGAGCTACATTAGTTTCATATACACCATCATTACCTACTTCTTCTATAACAGCAGGTAATAATTTTTTATGAAAGAAATCTTTAGTTCGTTCTAATCCTTTACGTTTGTTCTTCAATCTGTCAATTTCATCTTTTAGTGCTTCAACTTCTGCGTCAATGATATGTTCTTTTTTATTGAGCTCTAACATGAAATGATCAACATTTTCAATCTTTGTTCTTACTTGTATTTGTAAATTGTTTTTTTGTTTTGCAAGTTCTTCAGTTCTATCTATATCTTTTTCTAACAATAATTCTTGCTCTACCTCTATCAATTCACTAACTAGTTGAACAGTTGTTTTCTTTTGCATCAGTTATCCTCCATTATTCTAAAAGTTCTACCGAGTGCTTTACTTTGTTGATATCTGATTTGTTTCTTTTTAAGTCTAAACGATGGTGTCCATTCTAAATTAACACTAAATAAATCACCGTCACTATTTTTGAATATTTCCATACGTTTACTTTTTTCATTAGATGACCCTGTAATACCTATTACTTTCCTTGATGCATTTTCTATAGCACCGCTACCTTTAGCAGCATACAAGTCCATTATCTGACTACGTGAGTATTCTCTTGCTACTTGAGATACTTGTATAATAATAATATCTTCGTTAACAGCTAAGTTTGATAAGTTATGACTAATGTAATTTAGTTTTTCGTATTCGCCACGTTTATTATATGGCACTTCTACTAAATCTATATAATCTATAACTACACATTTAGGTTGCAGCTTTTGTATTTTCTCTTGGATTTGTTGTATTGTTGGGCTAATAGATTGCATAACGATATGTTGTAGCATGTTTTCATGGTACCTGTACATATCTTTATAATTATCTACTATCTCTGTTTTAGAACAATCAGATACAATTTGTAAGTTTCTTCTGTGCATAACAAAACCTGATAACTCTAATGATAGAAATAATGTAGGTATTTGTTTATCTGTCATTATTTCATCAGTTTCTGCATTGTATGCTAATACAATGTTTTGTGCTAGAGCTGTTTTGTTTGCACCTGTGCTACCAAAAATAGTTACAAGTTCGCCTGGATAAATAGTAGCGTCTTTATCTTGAACACCAAACATTTCAGCTAAATCTATTGTTCTACCTGTAAAGTCTGTTTCAAGTCTTTCTTCTAGTTCTGACTGTAAGTCTGTACTATTTTTAACATCAACTAAATAGTCTTTGCGTTTGTAATGAATACAATTTGGTTTGCAATACTTTTCCATTAGTACATCTTTACAACCAAATTTATATCCTACTTTGTATGTATCTTCTACTTTTTGATTTACAATCGCTGGTTCTAGTTGATCATTATTCCAGTGCATTAATGCAGCTTTAGTAGCCTGTGAAGGAATACCGTGTCTATTAAAATGAGATGCTATTCGCATCAACGTATTATTCCTTGAACCTTCTTGTGGTCCAAGATTATACATTTTCTGTACACATGGTACTATATTCTTAGGCTCTACTGATGATTCTTGTAATTTAATTTTTGGCACATCTTTTATTACTTTATCTTCTAATTCACCATCACCCCATACTGATTGTCTAGTATAAGTTTTAACATTATTAAGATTCACAGCTAGTTCTATTATTTCTTCTGCTTTCTTATTGTTTACTTGATCTAAGGTTAATGGTATTTTATAAAGACAAGATTTTTGATTAAAAGAATATGCACATCTGTATATAGCAGTTTTGTTAAGTACGGATAAGTCTACATCACTAAGTAAATTATTAATTGTTTCTTTTACAATAAAAGGTAAGTCTGTATGTCCTTTAGGAAAATTAAAGACTTCGTTAGTTATTGTAATATGATACCCAGTGCCGCTAAAGTAAACATTATATGAATGTGACTGTACACCTAGTTCGCTTAGTTCAAACAATACACTTCTTGTTTTATTAAGTGTATGTGCATCTGTATTTTGACCTTTATCTATGTCAATCAATATATTGTTAATATATCTTTTGCCATGAAAATTCTTAAAAGTCTTTTTTAATTGATGATATTGTTTACCTTCTTCATCATACAGATATAAGCTCTTGTATACTGCTTCATTTTTTCCGTACTTAGCTATTATGCTAGGTACATCTTCTTCAGGCACAAGGAGCCCTCTGTTACGAGGACTCCCTATAGCCATCTCATGGTAGAGACTTGCCACTAAAATACAGTATTAGCGTTTGCGGTAACGCCATTTGTTATTACTTTAGCTTGTTGAGGCTGATTTGCATCATGTTCCTTGATGTATCCATTTGCCTTCATATAGTCAATATAACTATGCAAGTCACGTTGATTATCTGGCGTGTTAACTACCATTTTAGGACAGACAGTTTGATAAGAGCGTTTAGCTTTGACGCTCCATTTGTCATAGACAAAACAATATATACTTTTTGTTTTATCTTTATCAAAGTCCTGAGCATAGTTTTTGGTGAGGTACGATTGTATATCATCAATCGGCTCATCATCTGCTGTAACCCAGTTACCTTGTACATCAACACCGCCATCCCATAATAATGCACTTGAAAGATAATTGATATGTTTCAGTAAGCTACTACCACCATCAATCTTACCGCTTGTATCTTTATCAAATGTACCTAACAAATTATATTTGTATGGATACTGTGATAGATCATTTTGTAAGTGCACTTCTAGAAATACATCTAAATTATCATATTTAGAATCTACTTTTCTATCTACAAAGCCAACACATGCAACTTCTTGAAAGCCTAACCAAGGTGGTGGACCCTCACTAAGTGATTGTTTGTTGTTTGTAGTTGCGTCTCCTTTATAAGGCATTATGACTCCTGTTCTTTGTATTTAAGGATTTCATTCATTACGCTATCATAATCGAACTCAAGAACTTTCTGGGCAAGTGGTTTTAATCTGCTGCCTACAGTTCTTTCATCGTATGCTTGAAAAGAAATATAGAATTTACTATCTTCTTTATTAGCTGTAGCGTACCCAATCACATCTGCTGATGCAGTCAAGGCATATGAGAGACCACGTGGTAACTCTGGACCTAATTGACTTTTACCATCAGTTATGACTGTGCTTTTCGCATGTGATATAAGCACTAGGTTTCTGCCTAGCGATTTACATAACAATTGAAACTTTTTAATGATATCAAGATTCTTCTTTCTTGCTTGTGCCCAATCTGCACCCCATGAAGAACCTTCACCCATTGCTGTTTGACCACGTTCATCACATACTGCAGCTTCTATCCATCTGTTAATGTGATCTATCGTGTCAATAACAATAGTATCATATGGTAATTTTTTAAGATTTTCTTTTAAATAGAAATATACTTCTACCATACTATATACTTCCATTGGTTTACCAACTTGATCACCTGTTCTATGATAGTATTCACGTTCATCGTTAGGCACAGTTTCTATTACTGGTGTACCTTTTTCTGTTACTTGTTTTCCGTCTATCATCTTTGGTCTAGTTGGTGTGTTTAGTGATGTCACAGTTACTGTGTTTGCATTATTAACAAAGTCAGAACCTAAGTCTGTGTCTATTAATAAAACACCATCTGCTCCCTTATCACTCCATCTACTAGCTTGTGTTGTCTTACCCGTTTTGGGCTGACCGATAAAGTACCACGTCAGCCCTTTAGGTAGAGACGACCAATCTGTAGACACTTTACGTATCTTCAAATCCATAAGTTATCCCTTCGGTATTATTTGGTTTTTTGTTCGTATTGTCAGTGGCTGTAAGCCAATCCAAATATACGAAAAATAAGGACGATTTGCAACTACATTAAACACTTGGTTAACACCTAGACCGCCTACAATACTAGCTGTAAAGATGGTGTGTTTCATAGTACATGGTGCTTCATCTACTTCATGAGTAGGAATCCATGTATCCATATAACCATTATGTGTTTTTGTAATTGTAACTATTTCCATAGCCATAGCACCCATGCGTAAATCTACAAACCATTCACGATTTTCTTGTTCTAGCCATGTAATATATGCTGCTAGTCTAGATTCCATGTCGTCTGTGCATACGATCATACAAGGCAAAGTACCGCATGTTTCATCGTATGGTTTGTTATGAAATACCATTTTGTCTGGATGCACTGCATACATCTGAGTCATTGCTTGTGCTATCTCTGCTTTTGGTTTACCTATTGCATTTTGTGGATACAAAGTTGTACTAAGATTATGTTCTTCTAGTGTATCATAGTCCCAACCGTGTATGCTATCAAAACCCATAATAGATAAAAGAGGCACTAGCTGTGAGCCAATGCCTCCTAATCCTACAATACCTACTGTCTTTAGTTTCTCGTTAGGTATCAAGTCTTTGTTTCTGAGAAATCGTTCCATTTATTTAACCTCCTGGTTTACGTTATAATAAGAATCTATATCCTCTGTTGAATAACCTGCATCTTCTAACATTTGTGCTCCTTGATGATAATCAGAATATCTAACAGATTCTAACAAAAGCATTTTATCTGCTTTGTTACGTTTCTTTTTCTTTCGTTTCTTTTTGACATTCCTTAGTCCAAACATATTTACTTGTTTAGAATTATTATCTACTTGCCAGCCATTCAGATTTGTATATCTGCTATAGCCAGAATATGTAGGTCTAACTGGTTTATTTGCTTTCTCGATTATATCAGCTTCTTTAACCCATTCTGGGTCAACGTTATGTGATATTGGTATGCTAATATCGTCTATTTCTACTACATGTATATTTTCATACTGATCTTGATAGCCAAAACCAAATGCTAGTTCTTTACCTGGCTTTGATGAAACAACTAAGCTGCAATAGAAACCTTCTTTTGGTGAGTTATCTTCTATGGTAGCTTTGTCAGTGCCTGATAAGAATGCACCCATGTTATGATGACTGTGTATCAAACCTATATAACATGATTTAAGTGATGGATTATCTTCATACGTTTTTCTCATTATCTTGGCAAAATCCTTTGCTTCCCATTCAGTAGAAGCGTGACCGCCTAAATCTAATGGATGGAAATGCATGAGTTTGATTGTAGTAGGATAACCCTGTTCGTTTAGCTTTATTTTGTACCAGCCTGGACCAGACCATTCTGTATCTGGAAACCTAGTCAGTAAATAGTTGTACTTGTCGTACACTTTCTTGGTCATGGACACTAGTGGTGTTTTGTTTTGCTGCATAACTGTAATACCTCCTTATGATTTTGTTTAGTTCATTGCACACAATCTCTGATTCTATTGCTATTTTATTATTATGTGCAGTTATTGCTGTTTTCATTAGTTCGTCAAATGATGTTGGAATAGTAAACTGTCGTTTGTATTCGTTTACACGTGCTCTGTATCTTAAATCTAAATGAGTCCAGAAGTTATCTCCTCTTATTACTAAATTAGAATCTTCAACATAAACAGGTATAAAATACTTTTTGATCATGTCGTTTATTATTTTAACATAGTCAATTTTTTGTATCTTTTCTTCAAACTGTGTAACAAAATAATTAATATATCTTGTCATTTCAGTTCGTTTGCTCAACCTACATCTTGATATTTCACCAAATAAATGAGAGTCAATAGTTTTTAACTTACTTACTAGATCACGTCTTTTATGTGTAAACAATACATTAAATTTGTCATTGTATTTTTCATTTACCATATTATCCAGTTGTCTAATTTCGTTATCTATAGAAACTATTTTTTTGATGTATCTTGTGATATATTTTTGATTAGGTTTGTCTACTATATTATTAATAACATTATTTTGTTTAAACATATCTCCTATCAAAGCAAAAAGAGGTTGAAATGCTTTACATTGTCTTTTGTATCTTTGATGTCTAGCATTATTTCTAAGTTCTCTTGCAATAATATTGTGATGTTCATTATAAATACTAGCTTTAAACTCTGATTTACCAGAACGTAGTGGTTCAATAAATCCAGGATAATAAAACTTCATATTTATTATGTTGTTCAATTCAGTTCTTCTATTTAACAAAGCTGATATATCTGCTGATGCAATTGCTATTTGTTTGACTTCTTTAGATTTCATAGCAATCATTTTTGCTCTTGATTTAATTTCTCTGATTGCTGCAAATGCATCTATTAATATATTAGCTCTGTGATTATTATTATCAGATTGAACTACAGATGCATATGTATCAAAGAATTTTTCAGCATCATCGTATTCTTGACCTTCATAACCTCTTGCTAGAATAGCATTTCTTACAGAATGTCTTGGTATTGTATCCCATAACATTTGTACTCTATTAAGAAGCCAATACGGTGATCTTACATTCCATGTATTTACATATTGTGTAAACACATTGAACAAACCTAATGCATCGCCTTGTGCTTTGAACCTTTGTATCCTAGTTGAATAAGCACCTAAACAAGGTTGACCAGAACGAACATGAGGATGGTCAGCAAATATTTTTGAACTATTATTATATCTTGGCATAGTCTCTGGGTCATCATCATCTATAAGAGAATTATAAAAATATAAGCTGCCATTGTTAACTGACAATTGAACATAAATCTTAGCTAATTTAAATAATTTTCTAGATTTAAGTTTTGGTATACCTAGATATAATGTGAAAGATTCGTCATCTCTACCCATTACATCATTAGCATAACCTCCAAGCTGTACTAGCTTGAACATGTGATTTTTTCTTTTACCTATTAGTGCATCATAGATCATAGGCCATTGATTTTCCATTAGTTCTTTTTTGTTATTAGAACCATCATCCCACCTAAAAAACCTTGTCATAAGTTTTTTAAAACGTTTTTCTGTTGTTGGAAGATTAAAATCAATTAGCCTGTTGTCCCAGTCTACACATTCAGGTACTAGTTGTGGTGTATACTTTACACGCATAGTAACTCCTGTTCTTTATTATAAACAGAAACAAGCTGCCTAATATGCCTGCTGAAGTTATCTTAGGCCCATAGGTCAGCTTGCTCTGTTTTTTGGCAGATATGATTAAATGTTACCTGAGGTAACTTTAGTTGGCATGAAAGCTACATAATCGCCTTCACGTAACTGTTGAGTAGGGCTAGCTACTTCATCATTAACTGTCACTGATGAGTTTTGCAAACTTAAGTCTATTGAGTTTGCAATGTCTGCAGGTGTGTTACCTTGTATATTCATTACTCGACCACCATTATGGTACGAAGTAACTGATACACTAGGGCCTTGCTGCACTTGTCTTTCTTGCTCTTCTTGAGCTTGTGTTGTTCTTGGCATAATGCCTCCTTTGTTTAAATAAACAGATTTATTTCTGTCTATCAAATGCTTTAATTAAATTTTCAATTCTTTTTATTGCTTCTTTTTCCCATTCATGAAAAGGTTTATTTAATTTATTGAAATTATCTTTAATTCCTATCCACTCATAGTCTTTATCAGAAGATTCTTCTAGTATCCAAGCTTTGTATGCATCTAATAAAAACTGTATTGTTTTTATGTCATGAACAATATGACCTTTTGGACGATTTGATTCTTCATAATTTTTTATTTCTCTATCTTTATAATGATCAACAATTCTACATAAAGATTTGTAATCATTATATTGAAGCCTTATTGAAACAAATTCATATGGTGAGTAGCTAAAATGTATATTATCTACTGTGCCTTGGTAATGTTTTTCGTTAAAAATATTTTCTATTTTTGTTATTTCTATATTCATTGACATAATTATTATTCCTTATTGTTGTAGGGTGTAAACTGATTATTATTGTTGTTTGTGAAATTAACTTCAATTTAAATCAATACAATTTTAGTTGTGTTTACACCCTAGTTATTAAAATGCAGGTATCATAAACCATAAAATAAAAATTAATATATATGGTATTAGAATACTGCTTGTTGTATAAAATGAATTTTTATAATACATTGTTATCCTTATGGAGAGGGGCAGTCAGACGCTGTGATTTTCACTATACAGCATATAGAATGACTGCCCTGTGGATGAATCTTAGTAAGGTTAGAGCCATAACATAGGACTCTAGATTGATTACGACAACAACCTACTGGCAATGCCTAACCTTACTCCGTAAAGCCAATGGAGAGAGTTATTGACTTTACTAATTATTGAGGAGACTTGGTGCCAACCACACTATCATCAGACTTTTCCAAATTGTTAATATTAACATTTACTTCCACTTCCGTTTGTTCATTATTTATGGGTTCTTGTTTATTTAATTTGGGTATTGCCAAAATAGTTGTCTCCTCAGATTTAATCTTCATTTTTATCTCGTGTTCTGTATTTATGTCTGCTCTCTCTTCCCAGTAGTTACATTCTTCGCAGCAATCTATATCAGTCATTTTCGTCACCTGGGTCTCTATCTGAGATAAATGGTTTCATATCTGCTGCTTGTTCCATCGTTATATCTTTAGCAGATATGCTGATCATATTATCTTTTTGGTCTGCAATATAATCAGTGTGTTTTTTTAGTATCTTCACAATGTCATCTATCTTATTGTGCATCCATTCTATTTTTATGCGATACTTGGCATCAATATTGATACAGTCCTGCTTGCTTTGTATGATATCTTCTTGCATCTTTCTGATATCTATTAGCAGGTCTTTCGGCATACTAGAACGTATTGGTCTACTGTGAAGATTTCTTATTTTATCTATTACCCACAATGCAAATGCACCTTGGAATATCATAATAGCTAATGCTACTATAGTTATGTGTGTGTTTGGGTTCATCTCAACATCTCCTCTATATTACCTGTTGCTGCGTACATCCTCATCTTTTGAGCGAGGTCTTGACGTAGATCATATATCTTATTGTCACGCAGATACGGGTTATCTTGCTGTACCTTTCTTCTAGCTCTTGATACAGCTTTTGGATTACTTAGACTGCCTTCTTCTAGCAGTGCTAAAAATGTATTTAATGTAATGACTTGTTGTTCTGCTTTACTTAATATTTCTGCAATATCATTTTCCCATATTATTCTAAGCAGCTTGTTATCATTACCTCTTAGTGATATGTTGTTTTCTAAAAGTTCCTTGACTCGTTCTACCATCGTCATAAAGCCTTGCTCCTTTCTTCTCCAAGAGAGATATATACCTCTCACGTGTTGCTCGACTTGCAACTTTGTTTTTCTTTATCAATGTTGAGTACACTGATAATACTATGTGATCTCGTTGTACTAACGGTTTCATTTTACGCATTATATTTCCTGTATTTTTGTTGTTAATTGATGTTGTTTATGAATCAATAAAAATTAAAATAACATAAAATAATATGCAACTATTATTCTTATGGCCCATACTGGCCCATGTATACTATTATAGCACACCCACTACTATTTCTGCACCCGATTAGACCTTTTAGCAAAACTGGGAGCGGAGCTCCCAGTAATGCGTGCCTGTTGGTTACACCATAATGTCAGACTGTCTCATAGGTCTGTATTCACCTATGGTGCAAATCTTAACATTCATGTTAAGTTTGCCTTTATCATCTTGTTGGTGTAGATGTCTCTTACGTACCAATGAGTACGTAGCATCTTTAACCACACAAATACCATGATCCACAGTCCATTGTTTCATGATGTCAGATGAGATAGTAGCTGGTAAAGGACGATTAACGTCTGTGTTCTTAACGTTCACAACGTTAGGGTTCCAGCCTTTCGCATCTTCCCAGACTTCACTAACTGTGCCAGTTTCACTATCTTTAACTCTCTCCTTCTTCCTATTCTTAGAGTTAAAAACTGACTGAATATTAGCACTTTGATTTGTAACAGGTGCTGGGCTGTTATTGGTTTTATCTTTATTAATGTTCATAATGTTTATCCTTATGTATTATGTTTATTAAGATTACAAGGCTCCCAGCAAAGGGACGCCAGTCGCAAGAGGGGGTAAAGTAGCGTAAGCCAACGTTGGAATTTCAACGGAGGCAACAAGCCGAGGGTGAAAACCAACGGGGGCACGCTAACTGTATATCACGTATTTCCAATCTAGAACAAAATTTCTGAAAACGCCTATGCTAGGATTTATAACGCAAACTAAAAAAATTTTTTTATAAAATTTTTAGTATTTTGATAAGTGTTGATATATACGAACTTGCTAAAGATGATTAAGTAAAAGCTTGAATATTGATACTTAATTATAAACTATATAAATTATAGTATTGATATTTACTTAATCACTATTAACTAGTAAAACGAAAGAAAATTAATTGAGTAATACATATATTCGTAAGTATATTAAAGAAGATAATTCATTAGATTATCAAAAAATTTATAAAGAAATGGCAGATATTACAGGTTTTAATAGTGACAATCTTCGTGCATTGCACTATAACAACATTGTGAATTTGTATAACGAATACAAAGATAACAACCTTCTGTACGATACAGAAAATGAAGATGATCCAAAGTAGAATCTGTTTTAGAGGGGCCCCTCAATATTTTCCATTCCGAGGCTGGGTATCAGATACCACAAATAAGATAAAGGTAAAAGGCTATGATGGAAACATATGCAGAGTATGGTGCGGTTGGAGTGATAGTATCACTGTTCATACTTATGATAATAAATTTAATGAAGAGCCAGAAAGCTCAGAATGATGACCTTGATGATATTAGGGTGCATATTGGTAAACTTGAATCTACTGTAGAGAATGTAGAGGGTATAGTTATCAAACTTATAGAGCGTTGGAATAAATCAGATGAAACTGGATTGCGTCATAGAGAGGATGTAATACGAGAACTCAATGACGTTACTGATGCTTTAGCATATATCAAAGGCAGAATGAATGGAAAGGGAATGTGAATGACATTTGAAGAAATAGTAGAAGGGGTTCTACATAGAGAAGGTGGATACGTTAATCATCCTGATGATCCAGGTGGTGAAACTAAATATGGCATAGCAAAACGTAGTCATCCAGATGAAGATATAAAGAATATGACCATGGATAGAGCTGCTAGTATTTACGAAAAAGATTATTGGAAACCTTCTAAGGCAACATCCCTACCAAAATCTATGCAAGAGTGTTATTTTGATATGGTTGTTAATATGGGACAGCGTAGAGCTGTAAAGATTTTACAAGAAGCTTGTAATTCTAAAGGATGTGGACTAGTTGTAGATGGATTAATAGGCAAAAAGACTATAGCTGCATCAAAAAAAATAGATGTAACTAGATTACAGGTGTATAGAATTTTGTATTACACTAACCTAATCAGTCGCAAACCAAAACTTTCTAGTTTTATAGTAGGATGGATACGCAGAGCTATGGAAGTTCCTTGTTGTGATTGTGATAAATGCTAGAAGGAGTATAGTATGCCAAGAGGTAAAGGAACTTATGGTTCAAAAAAGGGTCGTCCACCTAAGAAAAAATCTGGATTAACTGCAGCACAAAGAACATTACCGCCAAAACTTAAAAAAGCGATAATGAGAAAGAAGAAAAAGTAAAATGAAGGGTAAAGGTAAAAAAGTAAGTTGGCTTTTTGGTGGTAAAAGGTACTATGGTACTCTTATTAGAGAGACAAAGACCCATATTTACGCCAGAACCCATAACGGAAAAGTAAAAACAATAAGAAAAAAGGGTAAATAATGGCAAAAGCAAAGAAAACAGACAAAAAAGCTGATAAAAAAGTCGAAGTTAAGGAGAAAGCTCCCGTTGTTACTCGTGGTGAGTACACAAAACGAGGTAAGTAACTTTATCTGTGAGATACGAACTAGTATCTGGTAAAAAATACCCAGTTTATTCACAACAAGAAGCGGATGAACTGGGTTTGTCATATAAACACCCTTTTGAAGTTTCTGAGGGAGAGTATGGCATATCTTCTGATAAGGAAGTAGCCATATGTTTAAAGAAATCAGAAATGAAATCAAACAAACGTTTAACTTATAAAGTTAAATATCCTTGGGGTCCATCATTTACTAGGTCTACTAATGATAAAATTAAATCTTTAGATAGGCCTAATAACTATGGAGCACCTCCTATCGAAAAAATTGCACAAAATATAAAAAAAAGAAATGATTGGCAAAAGATGGCACATCTTATGGCACAACCTGGCATGAAAACTAATGAAGCAATTAAACTAGTTCATGGTAACGTAACAGATGCTAAAAGATGGAATATTAGAAAAACAATGAGAACTGAGGTATTTAAAGAAATGACTAAAGAAGAATTAGATAAGCTAGTTGCAGAATTTCCTATAGGACAACATGATACTGCTAGGGCATTAGCACAAATACTAGATAAATCTATGGATTATCAAGATGATGAATCAGGCAATATTGATAGAACTAAACCAGGAGCCAAGTATGATGCAAAAGCAGCATTGGCTATTGCGGATAAACTAATGGATTTTAACAGTATGAAAAGTAAAAATAAAACTATTACAACTAAACAAATAGAAGCATCTACTGTTGAAAGTACATTAGCAGATATACAACAAAAGAAAAAACTATTTAAGGCAACTCAAACGGAGGTGACTGATGGGGTATCGAAGGGATCAGAAGAAGAAAAAGAAGAAAAATAAATATGGAAAACAATCTAAACGAAGAGATAAACGCCCAAAACGCTCATGACTATGAAGCAGCCTATGCATTACAGAAAGAAAAAGAAGGGTTTAAAAGAGACATGGGCTGGTTTGGTAAATATTGTTTTCCTAAAGCTTTGGCTAAAGATACACCAGATTTTCACAGAGACATCTACAAAGAATTAAAAAATGACAGTACTAAGAGAACTTTAATAGCAGCACCTCGTGGAACAGCAAAAAGCACTGTATGTTCTTTAATATTTCCTTTATATAAAATAGCACACAAAGGACCTGATGATGATTTGTTTATGGTTATAGTATCAGAGTCACAAGCACAATCAATAAACTTTTTATCTCGTATAAAATATCATTTAGACCATAGTGAAAACTTTAGGGCTATCTACGGTGACTTTAGTTCGGCTACTGCAAAAAGATGGACAGGTACAGATGTAGTATTGAAAAATGGGACTAGAATTGTCGCAGTTGGTACAGGGCAAAGAGTTCGTGGTTTTATTGAAGGAGATACTAGACCTAATGTTATTATAGTGGATGACTTTGAATCAGAGTTGAATGCGTTTACACCAGAAGGTAGAACTAAAAATAGAAAATGGATGACTGAAGCTGTAATACCATCGTTATCTGATGAGGGTAGGATAGTTATGATTGGTACTGTTATATCAGAAGATTGTTTTTTATATTGGGCTAAAGATAGTCCTGCATGGAAAACATTATGGTATAGTATCTGGGATGAAAAAGAAAAAAGCATTTGGCCTGAAAGATTTCCAAAAGATAGAATACTACAAATCAAAAGTGAGTTTGAAAGCGTAGGTAATATAAACGGATTTTATCAAGAGTACATGAATATAGCTCAGTCTCCTGATGATGCACCATTTAAACCAGATTATATTAAATTACATCATTATGATTACGAAAGAATTAATGGTCAACCTTGTTTGACAAGAGAGGTAGGAGATGAAAAGAAAATCGTACCAGTCGAGCTCTATAGTGGAGTTGATCCTGCATCTAGTCTTAGTTCCCGTGCTGACTTTTTTGTTATTGCTACCATTGGTATTGACGCTGACAATAACAAGTACATTGTTGATATCTTTAGGGAAAGGCTCGATCCTGCAAGACAACCTCAAAAAATTATTGACATTTATGAAAGATATCGTCCAAAAAGAATGAAGATAGAAACAGTTGCATACCAAGAAGCATTGCGTAGTGCAACTAGAGCATTGATGTTAGAAAAGAATTTATATATACCTGGGTTAGAAAAAGGTGTAAAACCTAGGAACAGAAAGAGCGAAAGATTGTTATCATTAGTACCAGCCTTTGCTAAAGGTGAGTTTTATTTTAGAAGTCAAGACTTAACTGCACAACAAGAGTTCTTATCTTATCCTAGAGGTAAGAACGATGATATAATGGATGCAGTATGGACAGCGTTAGAAGGTTCAAGAGCATGCAGAATAAAGCAATTAGACCCTAAAGGAAAGGTTGAAATAAAAAGGAATAAAGTCCTTGACTGGTTAACTATGTAATTGGTAATTTTTAAAGATGGCTTACTCTAACAAAAAACACTCTAATCCTAAAAAGATAGTTGAAGAAACGCAACAAGTTTTTAAAACTTATTCTTTAAAAAGACAAAACTGGGCAAGTCACGCTCAAGAAGATAGAGAGTTTAGATTAGGAAAACAATGGACTTCTGACCAAAAAAGAATATTAGAGGAGAGAGGTCAAGCTCCATTAGTAGTCAATCGTATACATCCTGCAGTAGAAGCTGCAAAAGCATTAATTACAGCAAACAAACCTCAGTTTAGAGTATCGCCAAGAGAAGATAGCGATAACAGAGTAGCTCAAGCCATGAATGGTTTATTAGAATACATATGGCAAATTTCGGAGGGCAACACTGTACTTAGAAGAATAGTTGATGATTATTATGTAACTGGCATGGGAGCAGCACTTGTTTATGTAGACCCCATGATGGATATGGGTAAAGGAGAAGTTTGTATACATGACGTAGACCCACTAGATATTTATATAGACCCTAATTCTAGACACCCTTTTGCTGATGATGCTGAAAATATTATTATATCTAGATTGTATACAAAAGACCAAGCAGCATCATTATACCCTATGTATGAAAAAGCAATAATGAATGCATCTACAGAAAATTTTGTTTCTGATAGACCTCAAACCTCAAGAGAAGATAATAATGAAACTACTTTTCCAGAAACACCTGATGTACAAACTTATGTTGGGTTTGGTGAAAGTGATGAATACATAAGAGGTTATGAAAGATATTATCCATTAATGGTAGACCATTATAGAGTGTTTGAAAAAACTACTGGCAATGAAGATTTGCTTGATGAGGATGAATATGCTCAATATGTTCAACAACCAGCTTTTTTAATAGAAGGTCAAATTATACTAGACAAAGATAAAGCTCAGTTTGCTATACAGCAACTTCAACTAGCTTATCAACAACAAGTAGAACAAGGAAGAGCTCAAGGAAGAGTTGACTTACCTCAAGAACCTAAAATAGAACAAATAACGTTTCAAGATGCTATTGACCAAGGTGTAATAGAAGTAGTTATAGTCCCAACAAAAAGAATTAAGCAATGTGTTATTATGGGCGATAAATTACTCTACTCTCGTGTCCTCCCAATTGATAAATATCCAATAGTGTTCTTTATGAATCAGCATACTCGCACTCCTTACCCAATGTCAGATGTTCGTATGGTCAAGGGTATGCAAGAATACATCAATAAAACGAGAAGTTTAATTATCGCCCATGCTACTACCAGTACCAATACAAAGATTTTAATACCATCAGGTTCGGTAGATATGAGGGAGTTTGAGCAGAAATGGGCTCAGCCTGGAGTAGCCATCGAGGTTGATTTTGATCAAGGGCAGCCAACCCCCGTGATGCCAACTCCCCTACCGAATGAACTTTATGCAAATGAAAATACAGCAAAGAACGATATAGACCATCAATTAGGTTTATACGAAATGACTATGGGTAATGCTGCAGTTGCACCACATACATATAAAGCTACAGTAAGCTTAGATGAGTTTGGTCAACGTAAAATGAAAAGCAAACTAGCTGATATAGAAGCTGGGTTAAACAGAATGGGGCAAGTTGCTATACCATTAGTTCAAGAATTGTATACTAGTCAAAAGATGATAAGACTTTTGCAACCAAATAATTCATTAACTGAATATATTATAAATAAAAAAATGGTTGATGACAAAACTGGTGAAATAAAAATTTTAAATAATATAACTATTGGCAAGTACGATGTAGTTGTAGTTACTGGTTCTACATTGCCAACTAATAGAATGGCACAACTTGAAATGTATATGGACGCATATAAAAATGGTATTATAGACAAACAAGAAGTATTGAAAAAGACAGAAGTGTTTGATATGCAAGGAGTTATGGAAAGAACAGATTTAATTGGACAGTTGCAACAATCATTGAATCAAGCAACTGAAACCATTAAACAAATGCAAGGTGACTTGCAAACAAGAGAGCGTGAGGTATATCATGCTAAGATGAAAGCTGAGATAGAAAAAACAAAGAGCGATTTAAAAGCCACATCTAACAAAGCAAAAATGTCTGGCACTCTTTTTGAAAAGCGTTTAGATGACGCTTTGGGACAAGTAAAAAAAGAAATGGCTGATGTCATTTCAAAAAACACAGGCTCACCTTCTCCAAGTCCCAATGAGAAGCAGTCTAAAAAATAGGAGATTACAATGGCAGAAGAACAATTATTAGATACCCCTGAAGTCGAAGGAGCACAACCTGCACCTGCCGATGAGGGCTCTAAAGTTATTGATGATGTCATACTAGGTGGTGGAATACGAGGAATGGACGATGCCTTTGGTATGAGTGAAGAACCACAACAAGAAGAGCAACAAGCTCAAGAAGTGGAACAAATTATTGAAGAACCATCGCAACAACCTCAGGACAATGATCAAGTAAGGTATCAATACTGGCAATCTGAAGCTGATAAGTTAAAGAATCAAAATGAAGTGTTAATGCAACAATTGCAGCAGCAACAACAAATGGTTCAACCTCAGCAACAAGAACAGATAGCAGAACCTGAACCTGAAATTGAAATGCCAGAACCACCTGAGAAGCCAGTACGACCATATAATTTTTCAATGGATGAAGCTTTATCTGACCCTCAATCAGAAAGTGCCAAGTTTGTTAGACAAGAACAAGCATGGCGAGATGAAATGGATGATTACAAAAATATGCAATTTGAATATCAAATGGCTATGTTAGAGGATGAAAGAGTAAAGATGGCTGACGAAAGACAAGCTAACATTCAAAGACAGCAAGCTGAACAACAACAGGCACAACAATTACAGACAGTTAGGCAACAAGTAATGGACAACTATAAAGTTGACGCTACAACTGCTGAAGATTTTGTAAGAGTTATGTCTGACCCTAACTCGTTGAGTTTAGACAACTTGTGGAAATTATATTCAACTGATAAAGGAATTGCAACACAAACACAAGCTCCTGCTCCATCTGCTGATTTTCAGCAGGTACAAAGAGCTCAACAGGTTCCTTCATCAATGGGAGTATTGCCATCTCAAAATAGACAAACAAAGGATTCGTTAGAAGATAGTATTATGAATAGTATGATTGATAACTATAATAAATCTAATCCTTTTAATTAATTAAAATGAAACTACTAGGAGTCTAAAATGGCTAATGTATTTAGTATCACCTCAGGTGGTGGAATGCAATCATCAAGCATTGATAATTCAAGACGAATGTTCAATTTTGGTGACAGAGTTGCTGA